TTAAAGCTGCTGATTTAATAGTTGTAATAGCGTTATTTGTAACAATAGGACTAGGTGTACCAGCTGACGTTACTAAAATAGATTTAATAACATACGTTTCACTAACTAAAGGATTCCCTGTACCAAAAGGATTTAGTTCTCCATTAGTAGTATCATTATCTATTCCTACAAATTTATATTGATTTACTACTGCCATTATTCTAAAAAGAAACTTCTAGCTTCTATCTCCTGTTTTAATTCTTCTTGAAATGTAGTATTTAATTTCTCTAAGACGGCGTCTAAATCTCTAATTAAAGATTGAGCCACGTCTTCTTGATATTCTTTACTTGCTCTGGTTAATGATTGTACTATCTTTGCCATTATGTATATAAATTTTTAACTCGTTCTTGTATCATTTCACGTAATTGATCTGTGTTTTCTAAACCTACAGCTTGTGGATTTAAAGTTCTGTCTGCACCTATAAATCTTAAAGTTATATCATCTGATGTTATTGCATCATCATCTAATTCTATTCCTGCAATACCTTGATTTTGTGCTGCTGCCCATGCTTCATAACTAGGATAACCAAGTTGTTGCCACAAAGGTATACCTCCCCCCTCACCCGTTTGTTGTGTTGTAGGTCCAGTTAAATATTCTCTATAACCTGGTATTTCGTCAATTTTTTTTTCTGCCCAATCTTTCTCTGTCCAATCATCCCACACAAAACCTTTTCCTGTTTGTGCAAAAAATGGAGCTGGATTTTTTTTCTGATACCACTCTTTAAAATTTTTTCTTTGCATGGCATTATTCCAGTCTCTAAATTTACCTAAACCTTGGGCAACGGTCCCCCATATTCCACCACTTGTTAGATAATTTCCAACTCCTGATGCAAAGTTTCCTATACCTTGATTAATCCTTTGACCTAAAGTAGGTGGTGTATGAACAGGAACTCTTGTATTAAAAAATTGACCATAATTAGGATTTTGACTTGCTGTAATTGTATCTTGTCTTCTTTGTTGATCTCTTAGTGCATTTTGTTGATCTCTTAGTGCATTTTGAAAACCCGGGTCTGGTCGATTTCTCCCTGGGTCTGGTTGATTTCTCCCTGCATCAAAAGTTTGTGATCTTTGTTGGTTAGCAGCTTCTTCTCTAGCTCTATCTTCATTTGGATTATAGTAAGATGGTATACCTTCAGATGTCATAGTTTCTTGACCACCTAAATTTTTTAATATGTTAGCTTCACCAGGTGTAATATATGCCAACATATGTGGTTGGCCTTTAATTTTTTTAGTGTTTGTTATCCCACCATTACTTTTTTGAATTCTACTTCCATAGGTATCCGTCCAGTCTCTTGCGATTTCTGGTTCGTTAGCCCATAGGTATCTTCTTTGTGCTTCTGATTTAAACGGCATTATCTTCTTCCTCCAGCATGTATATCTAACCTAAAAGTCCCTAATTTCCAATTAGAATCTATCGCTGTGCAGGATAGAGTTAAAGCAATAGCTCTGGCCCTTGCTCTAGTATCAATTTTTGTAGTGCTAGAAGTAGTACTAAATGGCCCTAAAGAAGAGCTAGCTGAACTATCATTTGGATAGTCTCTTAAATCTAATTGAATAATAGTAGTTCCTTGTTGAGTAATATAATCAGGAATAATTCTACTTACTCTCATAATGTTTTCTCCATCTCCTCTTAAATCAGCAAGAGAAGTAGCTGCCCCTCTAATAATTTTTTGAGTAATATCATAATCACCTGAAGTAATGTTAGCTGGGACTGCATAGGTAGTAGCATTTTTAATATAGTTTACTCCTGTTTCATGTTCAAAATAATAACTTATGCCATCCGTATTTCCAGTTACATCAAATGAAGTATCAGTATCTGCATCATATTCTGTTGCGTGTGGTAAACCAAATACAGATGAATCTTGCCATGTAGTTCTTCTCAATATAGTACTGGCATTAGTATACCAAATAGGTCTTTGAGGAGTTGAATCTAAATAACTATAAACAACTGATCTGTCTACAATGTTTGATGTAGAAGTTGGATAGAACCACATAACTTCTCCAAATAAGTTATTGATTCCACAATATATTAATTGATTAGATGTTGTATTTAAATCATTATAAACATAGTCTTCAACCAAACAGTCCATTGATTCTAGTTTACCAGTAAATCTAAAGAAACCATTTTCTGACATCCAGTAGGCAGCACCATCAACTTCAGCTGCTGCATTCATTCCTATTAAACCACAGTTAGTTCCAACTTGTTCATAGGCGAAAGTAAAAGGCTGACCAACAAATCTCATGGTAAATAAAGAAGTATCAGTCCAAACATAAAGAGCATTTCTACCAAGTTTTGCTCCCATAATTTTAGAACCTGCTGCCAGTCTTTGTGTACCAGCAGTATTTTCTGCGGTTGGTGCCCATGTATTTAAATCTTCTTGGTCCGAGAATCTTATAAACATGTCATCTTGAGTTGATGTATCTCCAATAGTTTTTTCTGTTCCAAATAAAACTAAGTGACGATCGGGTGTTGATACTAACATATCTCTGGATGCAGTAGGTGCTCCAGAGATAACGGTAGCTCGTGTTGCAGTAGCATTAGCTAAATCTGCATCCCATTCAAAAACTGCACTGTTGTGAATTAGAGCAATGAGTTTTGAACCAAAGTTATCTAATGACCAAAGACCTGGGTCAGTTACTTTATCGGTGTTAGCTGCAGCAGAACCCCATCCAGTCCAACTAGATGTGTTAGTAACTGTTGCGCCATTTGAGTGACCTGATCTTGTAGAGTTTCTTACTGCTCTAGTAATACCGGTAAAACTTGTAGATGTTACACCTGTATAAGAAATTTCTTCATTTCCCACTTGAATATAATTTGTTCCAGAAGATGGAAAACCTGTGGTGCTTGCCACATTAATAGTAGTTCCTGATCCACCTGTTCCTGCAGTATCGTCTAATAATGCTCCATTTAAAGTAGTAGTTACTGAACCTAAAACGTTACCACCAAATAAAGATATACCCCATCCATAAGCTCCTACTTGTTCAGCGGGTCCAACATGGTAGTATCTATAATAAGTTATTCCTCCTGAAGCAGAAGCTCCACTTCCTGTTTCAACACTAGGCATTGTAATAGTAAAATTACTTGAATCTACTACTGAGGTTACCATAAATTTTTTATCACAAAAATCTGATGATCCAAAATTAGAACCCGTAATTGAACTAAAAGTAGCCGCATCTCCAAATAAACAAATATCTCCAGCTTGAAAACCATGAGAAGAAGCTGTAATAGTTACAGTTGGTGAGTTATTAGTAGTAGTAAATGCATTAGTGATAGCTGTACCTGAGGGATTAACTAAAGGATGAATGTCATAATAAACTCCACCTGTATATACATATAAAATTCTATTAGTTCCTAATGCTGCATATTTAATTGAATCTTTATTAACAAAATGATGAAGACCTCTTACCGCTCCTGTTAATTTACTTTCCCCTAATTGATTCCAACCACCTACTTTTTCTGGTGTGCCATATCTAAAACGTACGTTTTCACCGCCGGTCCATTGAGACTCAGCACCAGTCGCTGTAACTTGTTTATTGAATCCAGGTAAAAAACCTAACTTTTGTAACATATAACTCCATAATATTATGACCCCCTTATTGGTGGAAGTCCTAACATCGGCCTTTTGTCGAACCTGTTCTTTTCAGCAAAAGGACCATTTACATGGTTATAATGAAGAAATACTTGTCCGCAAGTATTACCTTCAAGGGGTTCTCTCCAATGCTCTAATTCACATCCACTATATACCAGCATATCGCCGACTTCAAGTAAGACTTTAGTGCCTTTTGGAGCGTTAGGTTTATGTATTTGTTTAAATTCATCTATAACGGTATTAGCCCCTGTACCATCTATGAATATGGGCCAAGGATCTCCACCTAAATTGAGGGTAGTTGATATTTCACAACTAGGTCTGTCTTTATGACGTCTTAAAATATCTCCTTTTTTATATATTCTAGCATATGAATAAGTAGGAATTAAATTTAAACCTGTTTCTTTAGCCATAACCGGTAACATTTTAACCAGTAAAGTTTCCATTACATGATCTCCATAATGAGAATATGTATTAGGAACTTGTTCATCGGTCCATGTTCCAAACAGACCATTATCCCAGATTATATTATTATCGTACATATATTTAACCGCATCTCTTTTAAGTAAAAAATAGTTAAATATAAAATTAGCTAACTCATAGTTTAGTGCACCTTTAATTACGTGATATTTATTAAACGCCATTATTAAAATCCTTGTTGTATAAAATTAAAACTAACAGATATCCTTGGTTCATTAGATTGATTAGGTTCTACTGTATGCCATAACCACGCTGGAAATATTAAAGCTCTATTTTCTTGAGGTTGTAAATGAACTTCTCTCCATAAATGTTTTGGAGGTTGACCCTTTATTCTGTTAGGCATACATGTTTGAATGCCTGGTCTAGGATCATTACAAACTAAACGTCCACAATTAGCAGGAGTTTTTACATAATATACTCCACTAAATACAGCATTAGGATGAACATGAGCTTTATTATATCCACCTGGTGGATTTATATTTGCCCACATATTACCGAGTGCAGGGCGTTCATCTAAAAATTCTTCTTTAAATACTTGATGTACCATTCTAAATAATTCATCTACTAAAGGTTTATATTCAGGTTTTGTATTCATGTTTGTTTGAGAGTGCCAACCATTAACATTTGTTTTTGTAACACCAGGATCTTCCTTAGACCATTGTGTAATATTTTGAGCCAGTTGATTTGTATCTAATTTAAAATCTTCAGCGTATATAATTGTTGGAAAAAATCCTTCTTTAATCATCTAAACGGTTTACCTCCGAACCAAACAACAAGAGATTGTCTAACACCACGTCTTACAGGATTAACCCTATGGTTTAAAAATGATGCAAATACTATGGCATGGCCTTGTTTTAATTCTGCAAATTTACCAGGTGCCATAAGTTCTAAATCTCCACCTTCAAATTCTGATGGATCATTTAATAACAATGTCATTGATATTTTTCTAACCGGTGGTTCGTGTTGCATGTTCACATCACAATCCATATGCCAATCATAGAATCCTCCTTCTGGATATTCTGTAAACTGTGCGTTCTCCGTGACTTGTATGTCTCCAAAACCAAAATGATTTTCATTTGCTTTTTGTATAAACTTATTTAAATCTTGATACATATGACTCATGTCGTTAAATGGTATCCATGATATTGTAGTTACTCTTTTCTTTGTATCTGTACCACCTCCTGGCCTATTCATACCTACTTGTGCTTTTTGTGGTGGTTGTCTTCTTCCACATTCAATAATTTGTCTACATTGATCTGGTGTAAATAATGGAGTAGTTGTTTGTATTATCCAACTTTTCCATTTAGGTTCTGTTATATGTATATTTTCGTACATTAATTTATTCCTCTATTTCTAATAGGGTCATACTTCACATCCATATTGGCAGCAAGTGTTCTTCTCATCCCTGGTCCATTAAAGGGATAAACACAGTGCCTCATGTCATATGGAAATACATAAAAATCTCGTTCCTTCATTTCGGGTTGATAGTCTACACGAGCAAAGTAACCAGAAGCTGATCCCAATATTTGTAATCTACCGTTTTGTGGTTGCTCTGCAGATGAATATTCTACGCCAAAACTTTCTGGTAATTTTAAAATCATTACACTAGACAAACCTGTAAACAATGATCCTTGGTGCACGTGCACTGGATTGTATTCATTTTCAAACATATTATTAATCCATACAGAATTTAAATGTATTTCATACCCTCTTATTTTATTCCAATTTAAGTAATGTTTAAATTTTGATTCAAACCAACCTAATACACTATTAGGTAGATGATTATGTCTAGTCATTTTAGAAGTGTCTTCACCATTATAAAATAAACTATGTTCTTTTTCTATTTTACCTACAAGTTGTTTATTAGCTCGGTTTAATTGAGGATATTTTTTTTCATAAATCTCATTAATAGTACTGTATATATCCAACGGTACTTGATATTTTAATATTGATTGACCTAAAAAAACAAAATTAAAATCTTTAAAATTTGATGTGCCCATATTTTTTTCTAATCCTTTCTGGAATTTTTTCTATATAAGGGTTATATACTTTTCTTATGGGGCCATCAAATAGTTTATGCATATTACTTCCAACTATTTTATCATCATAAGATAAACCATTAACTTTTACTGGATCTAAATTATCAAATCTATGATTAAAATAAGGTTCACCTAAAAACTCATATATTTTTTTAAATTCTTGTTCTGGGTTTGTGGCTAGATCATCGTATTTTACAAAGTGGCATATGTCAGGATAATTAAAAGCATTTTTAATTGCTTCTAATTGTTTTGCTACAGCCCCATCTTTATGCATAATCTTTGTTAATTTTTCTTCATCATTTGAACCATGTTTATTAACAAATGAATCAGGATTTTCTGTGTACCATTGCATAAAACTTGCAAGCACATCCATTAAATCTCTAAGTAATATAATACATTTAAATGGTCGTTTAAAATGTGCTTTCATTAAATTAAAGTTGGGTATGGTCATAACAGGTCCTCGATCTATAATTATTCTTTGTGGCCAGTCTTTGTAATAAAGATCATAAACAGAATCCATTACATTGTTTAAAGATTTATGGTCTGGAAAATTTAAAAACACATCTGTCTGTTTTAATAAAAATAAATCTTTCATTATTTCTAACGTAACAGAATTAGCTGTTGCTGCTATCTCAGGATTTTGATTCATAACACTGGCAAACAAAGTGTTACCTGATCTAGGCATTGCAACTAAAAAGAAAAGTTTTTTATTTTTCTTTGGCTCCGAGGTCATGTGTTAATTGTTCTTTCTTGTTGTAAATCATTTCTCCTGATTTTTTAACTCTTTCTATACTTTTTAATTGACCTAAAACATTAAACACTTCTGGTTGACTAGATCCTGATGTTAGTGTTTCTGCTTTGTTTTTCATAATTAAATGATACGAATCTAATTGGTGCCTGTTAACATCTTTAGTATCAAACGACCCATCATCAAATTCTTTTTTTAAAGTAGACCAAAGTTTAATTTCTCTCATTCTATCTTTTGCAACAAGTTGCATGTTAGCTAAACCATATCTAGCTTCATCAAGATCTATTTTATATTTTTCTAATTTATATTCGTCTTTTTCTGTTTCAATTTTTTTCTCTAGCCATTTAATCTTTGCCTCTGATCTTCTACAATCAAATGATAAATTCATTAAATTTTCTAAGAATACATTTTGTTCTCTAACACACTGCCAATACTTTGCAGCTTTTGTTGGATATTTCATATCCTGTAAAACAGACATTCTCATTTCTGTTTCTGTTCTAAAAACTTGTTTCTTAGTCCATGTGTCACGAAGCTCGACTGTCATAGCTTTAAACTCTTTTACATCTTCTGGATCTAATAAGTTATTTAAGCTTGGCGCTTCTTTTTCTATTAATGCATGTATATTACGTTTTTCTGTCATATTTATTCCTTTATTTATCTTTCTAATATAACTATTTTTAACTAGTTGTCAATGTTCTAGCTCCTACAGCTGAAGTTTCATCTGTATATTCTTCTACTCCTGTTTCAGCAGGAGATCCACCTATAGATAATGCTGCACTGCTAGTTCCTGCACCTGATCCTTCTGCCGTAGCACCACCCATTGAAGGTCTACCTGACCACGAGGTTCCATCATATTCAACAGTTGTAGCTACTTTTGAAGGTTGGTATCCTCCAAATGCTAAAGCTGCTGTTTGAGTTGCTCCACACCCCATTAAACCAGAAGTCCCTGTTGGTAATACTCCTCCTGTGGTCCAAGACGTTCCACCATATTCTTCAGTATTAGTATATTTAGTTGAATTAGGATGATCTGATCCACCAAAAGCTAAACCAGAACTTTCTATACCCGCTCCTGCAAAATATTGTCTAGCTTGAGCTAAGGATCCTGGAGAGGTAGACCAAGACGTTCCATTATATTCTTCTGTAGCTGATGTAACTGCAGTACCTGTTTGTCCACCTGCAGCTACTGCTGCTGTTTGTATTCCAAAACTTGCAAAAGCTCTTCTAGCTGTAGACATGGAGTTTGGTTGAGTAGACCAACTTGATCCGTTAAATTCTTCAGTGGTAGTAATTTCAGGTGGTCCTCCACCGTAAGTGATAGCTGCAGTCTGAGTACCACATCCACCTGCATATTGTCTTGCTGTATTTAAAACAGGTGCTGATTCCCAAGAAGAGCCATCATAATCTTCAACTGCTGTTGTTCCTCCGGGAGGTCCAACTCTACCACCAACAGCTAATGCTGCAGTTTGAGTTCCTGCACTTGACATGGATTCTCTTCCAGTTCCTAAAGCGTCAGCACTAGCCCATGCTGCTGCTGTGATTGTATTTGTTGATGAATTATATTGTTCACAAGCATTGCCATAAGTGGGTGGAGGTATTCCAACAGCCAAAGCTGAAGAACTATTTGATGCTACATTACTATTAGTAGGAGCGTCGCTTCTTCCAGTGGCTAATGTAGCTGGAGATGTAGTCCAAGACGTGCCATCAAAACTCTCTGTAGCAGTAGTTCTTGATTGTCCTCCATAACATAAAGCTGAAGTTGTAATTCCTGAATTTCCTGTGCTTCTACCTGCTGTATTTAAATTTGGAAGAGATGCCCAACCTGATCCATTATATTCTGAACATGTATTTATTCCTGAAGGACTGTTAGTTAAATCTCCACCTGCTTGAATAGCAGCTGTAGCAGTTCCAGCTCCTGTAAATTGATCTGTTGCTGCCGGCATAGCATTACCTGAAGTCCAACTAGAACCATTGTATTCTTCAACAGCAGTCGTATTAGCAGAAGCTCCTGCAGCTGCAGTTCTTCCTGCTATTACAATCCCTGCAGTTTGAGTTCCCGCTCCTCCAGCATCATATCTAGCAGCTGGAATATCATTAGTTGCAGTCCAAGATGAACCGTCATATTCATAAGCCTCGGTTGCCATTGCTCCAGGAGTTGTCATTCCGCCAGCTGCTAAAGCAGCTGTTTGAATTCCAATTCCACCGGGCCAACCCGCCAATCCTGCTGGCATATCTCCACTTGTTGCCCATCCGGTTCCATTAAATTCTTCAGTGCTATTTATAACAGGATAGCCAGGTGGACCAGATTGTCCTCCAAATGCAACTGTCGCCGTAGATGTTCCAGCAACTCCTGTGCCACCTGTTCCTGGACTTCTATTCATACTTGAAACACTTGACCATGCTTGAGTTATGGCAATTCCTCTTAAAGTTCCTGTAGTTGAATTATACCACATTTGTCCATCAACACCCTCTGATGGGTCTGATGATACTTTTTTAATTTTCTTTCCTATAATTTCTCTATAAGTTGACACTCCAACTCCTATTAATTACTCTTCAGTAACCAACCTTGAGTAGTATCTGTGTAGACTAAAGTATTAGCAGCTCTTTCTGTTGCAACAGTTAAATCTGCTGCTGATCCATTAATATTTTTACCATTTCTTGCAACGGTTAAATTATTGGTATCGAAAGTACCTGCATAATCAATAAACGAGACCTCATCTCCAATAGTTGGTGATCCTGGTAAAGTTAAAGTTATGGCTCCAGAAGTAGTATTCATAAAATACCCTGCTCCTGCTGCACCTGATACAGGAGAATCTCCTGTTACTTTTACAGCTTGCCATGATGTACCACCAGCTTCTAATTCAGCCCATGATAAAACTCCACCTGTTGTTGATTTTAAAACATAGCCATTTCCTGCGGCTACTGCTGCTGGCCACGTCATAGTATAATCCGTGGTACCATTAGATGCTTTCATACCTACATATTCTGATCCTGAGTCGT